GGCGCCCCGCCGCGGCCGACGGAGGGCCGCCCGGGCGGCGTCGGCCGGCTGGCGCTCGCGCTTCGAGGAGGCCCTGCGCTCACGCCCGGCCTGCAGCTCGGCCTGCAGCGCCTCGATCCGGTCCTGCATGGACAGGATGGTCTCGGCCTGCTGGCGCAGGGTGTCCTGCATAGCCAGCCGGAAAGCCCGCATCTCGGCCGTCTCGATAATCTGCATCATCTGCTCCTGTCATCGGTTGCGGAATCGTTGACTACGGGACCAATCCTAGACCCGCCCCGGCGGGTTGTCAACGGTTGCGTTGACGCGGCATAGGCGCAAACCATGACGCGGATCACGATCTAGCCTCACTCTCCCCTTGCATATGGTCGCAGCGGCGACTATTCTAGTGAACATAGAGACACGGTAACGACAGCGGGGGAGACAGCCATGAAGACCTACCAGACCATCCGCAGCGAGAGCTTCTGCTACACCAGCACCCCCCGCGCCCTCGCCGCCCAGCGCCGCATGATGGACGACACCGGCTCTGGCGGGCTCGCGGGGATGGGCAACTTCCCCGAGGTCCTGGTGACCACCCCGGCCAATGCGGCCCGGCTGGTGAAGATGGGATACGAGGTCATGAAGTAACCACCCCAGGCGCCACGGACGGCGCCACCGACCAAGGAGACCGACCATGAGCCACTACATCGCAGTAGACCAGTCCGGCCTTATCTGCGGGCTGGGGCCGACACACGAGGCCGCCATCGCAGACGCCAATCAGCAGTCCGGCTATCCCGACGGCATCATGACCACCGCAGACGGTGAGGTCGCTCTGCGGTGGACCACCTACGAGGCTAGTCCGGCCCTGGCCGCAACGGTGGAGGCCCACGGCGGCGACCTGCCATGGACCTGGACCCGCGTTGGTGGCGCCCGCCGCGCCTGCCTGCCTAGGGAGCGCCAGTGAGCCTCCTCACCACCGCCCAGGGTGGCGCCATCCTCGGCGTCAGCCGCCACGAGGTCCAGCGGCTCGTGCGGCTCGGGTACCTCCCGGCACAGCGGTACGGGCAGGTGTGGCTGATTCAGGAGCAGGACGCCCGCGCGTACCAGCGGGGGCAGCGCGGGGTCAGGAGAGGCTGACGGAGTCTACGCTGGCAGCGGGCTCTGGGTCTGCCACCGTCAGGGTCAGTGTGCGGTAGACCCAGATCGAGTGCTTATGGTAGCTGGTGAGTCCGTCGCGCAGGCTCTCCAGCTCGAAGCGGAAGGCGCCCTGCACCGCCCCGAAGTCCGCGATCTCCTGTGCGTTAGAGTACGCCTGACTGGTGCCGGTCAGCCCGCTGTACGTGCGCTTGAGCACCCCGGCCGCGGTATACAGCCGCAGGGTGTAGGTGGTCCCCGCCTCCGGCCCGATGCTGTTCTCCGTCTGCAGCACCAGGTAGGCAGTCTGCTGCGTGCGGTCCCGGTGCCGCCAGGTGAAGGTCAGGTCACCGCTGACGCTGGCCGGGTAGGCCGCCCCGTTGATCTGCACGTTGCCGGGCGGGTACGGCCGGTCGAAGCGGCTGTCCATCGTGACAGTGCGCTCGGTGGCCGAGCCGATGGCGAGCTGCCCACGCCCGGTCAGGGTCAAGAGCTTGGCCTTGACGACCTCGCCGTCGGTGTACTCGATCTCGTCGCCACCGTAGGCGCCATCGGCGAACCAGACGCGCGTGCCGGCCGCGTGCGTCTGCGGCACGGTGTCCAGGACTCCGCGCGACACGGTGATCGTCTCGGTGCTGGCGCTGATGGCCACGACCTTGACCACCTCCGGGCCGAGGTACGCGTAGCTCCCCTCCTCCACCGCGTCCAGATCGACGGCTCCGATCAGCGGGATGGTGGTCTGCGTCTGCGTCACCGCCGCCACGGTGGCGGTCGGGCAGTGCGGCGAGAACTGCCCCTCGACGTAGGCGGCCGAGCCGAGTCGCGACCAGACCGTGTAGCCATAGCTGGAGCCGGCGGGGCGGCTGCCGAGCGCTTGCAGGAAGCCGACGCCGGTGTCCAGATAGTCCAGGTCTGCGGCCGAGAGCTTGCGCGCCACGTCCCAGTAGGGAGCCTCCAGCAGCGTCTCCTGCGGGCAAGGCGCGGGCGCTGTGACGGGATCGGCCCAGCCGGCGGCCTGGACCCCGAGATATGTCGCCGACGGGAGTCCGAAAACATCCTGCGCCGCGGAGAGTCGGATAGCGCCATCCTCCAGCGTGCCGCCCGATATCTCGCCGACGCGGAACAGGACCTCGCTCAGCCCGAGCGGCGGCCAGGTCAGCCGGAACACATCCCCCGGGCGTAGCGAATACGCCTCGCGATTGACGGTGAGCCGTACCTGCGCGATGAGCGCGGCGGCAGCGACCACGTCCCGCTCGGCCACCCGGGCGGCCAGGGTAGCCGTCGGCAGGCCAGGGTAGGAGCGGCTCTCGCTGACCACGGCGCCCTGCGCCGCGATGTTGCCGAGGTCCTGTGCGGCGACGGTGGTGTCGGTATAGGTCGCGCGGTCGTGGTAGCTGACCACGATCTCGTTCACCGTCTCATCCAGCGAGCGGCGCGAGAAGGACTCCATCCGCAGGATGTTGCTCTCGTCCAGCAGGAGGCAGGCGGACGGGGTGTAGTCCTGGCGGATGAGCTTCAGCACGAACTTGCCCGTGGCCGGGTCGACGTAGATCACCGCGCCGATGTGATCCAGGATGCTCTGCAGGAAGGCGCTGACGGGCTCCTGCTGGGTCCAGACCAGGCTGAGCCCCAGGCCCTCGCTGTAGAGGGTGTTGGCGGCGGATGTGAACGAGGTATTGTCCACCAGCGAGCTCGGCAGGCCCATCCCCCAGGTCGGTGACGTGATCAGCTCGCGGATCATGTGCGCCGGGTTGGCGTTGCCGCCGATGTCCCTCTTGGTGGCATTCCAGGTCGGGTCGGGGAGCCGCTTGACCTCGACCGCCCAGGGCTTCACGTAGGGATTGGTGCCGATGTAGACCTGGCGGCAGATGAGGCTGAGCACCCCACGGAAGGCCGACATCGGCGCGCCGATCTTGCCCGATAGGTAGCTGTTGACAGCCTGCGTCGGCTCGCCGAAGGCCACGTCGACGGTGCCGGCCACCCCGCCCTCGCGCTTCTCACCGCCCCACAGGTCCTCTGCGTCCAGCGTGATCGAGCTGCTGCTCGTGACGCTGCCGGTCCAGGCCGTGCGCTCGCCGCAGTCGATGCGAGTCACGGCGTCTACCGGCCCCGCGCAGAGCCCCAGGTGCATGCCGAGGTAGTAGCGATAGCCTGTGGTGACTTTCTTGCTACCGACGCCCACGGACAGCCTCCGCTACTCGCAGCGCCATCGCATCCTCGCTAGCCTCGATGACCTCGATGGGCAGGCCCTCGCGCACGAAGCGCGACCAGTCGAGACCGCGCGCGGCAATCCACCGGCGGGCGCCCCGGTTGCAGTAGCCCATCGCGCGCATGTCGGCGTGGGTGACGCGGAGCTCGGTCACTTCTTGCCGCCCTTGGTCTTGATCGCCTTGGTCCTCAGGTCCCCGTACCAGACAACGTTTGGCCCCCGCAGCATCACCGTCCCGAACACCACCGGGATCGGCCTGTCGGCTTCCGCCGTCGGCGCATCCACGTCCGTCAGGCTCGCCGGCTTGGGCTTCGGCGGCTTCGGGGCCAGCGCCGAGGCAAGCAGGTTGAGCGCCACCAGAAAAACCAGCTGCCAGAACATCGGTCACCTCAGTATAGAGTTGCTCCGCCCATCGGGTTCCTGAGCGGTATCCACGGGAAGCCGCCATAGTTTGCCGAGTTGGAGAATCGAGTGTCGCAGGTATCCAGGGTGTGATCGCACCCTGGATAGGCATTATAGGTGTCGCCAACCGCCACCGGCAGCGCCGTCGCGCAGGTCACGGAGACGCCAGAGTGCGCCGTGATGTAGGCCCGGTGCCACTGGTGGTTCTTGTAGATCTGGATGTAGCCGCCGCTGAAATAGCCGTCCGCGAATCCTGCCAGCTCAGCGCCCTGCAGCACGGCGCCCGAGACGTTGGTCAGCACGCCGATCACCAGGTAGTCGCCCTGCGATACCCGGCAGTCGTGGCCGTAGAGCGCGTGCGGGCAGCTATAGGTGTATCGCCTGCGGATGCCGGGCCGCTTGATGGCGGTCAGGATGGATTCGCCGAGGATGGTCGCGGTCAGCTCCGCGAACTCGACCTGCATCACCCGCCCGATCCAGAT